TATCACCCGGTACATTTATATTTACATCTGGTTCTTCAATAGATAATGTTTTATCTTGTGGAGGAGTAACTATCATTGAAGGATCTGCAAATGTATAATTAACAGCTTTAGATCTTTCTTTAATAGTTACTTGTGATTGAGTAAACTCATACTCAGGTGTTTCAAATAAACTTACTACACCTAAGAATCTACTTAAATCATATATTGCACCTGCAGATGGAAAGCTATCAGCAAGTTCAGCTTTAGCCATAATAGTTTTATTAGTAGCTACAGTTTGTAATACATTACCAGATTGGAATGCTATAGACGGATTAATCATAGCAAAGTTTTTTAATACTTCTATTGTTTGATTACTTATTTGCATTTTGTCTCGCTTTCTTAGCAGCTAACTTCTTAGCTGTATCATCTTCAAATTTACCTGTCTTAGGTGCTGGAGCTGTTGCAGTCATCTTCATATTAGTACCTTCTAATGGACCTTTAGTTTGATGTGGTGATTTCTTAGCTCCTACCTTTGCAGCATCAGCTGTAGCACTTGCTTGTATCTGAGCTAGGTCAGTTAACGATCCACCGAACACATGAGTACCAACATGCTGTAATTTCATCCAAGGACATAACCATATCTTTAGACCAATCTTACGAGCCCACTGACAGAACATATAATCTTCAGATAAGTATCTTCTTGATACAGGATCAATCAATGCTTGGAAGTACATCATTATTTCTGTACTACCATCAAACTCTTTAGTTCTTACATGGTCAGGTCTATATCTAAATCCACCAGGACTGTTCTCACTATCATCCCAATATGCATCTCTATATTGTTGTAGACCTTTCTTAGTAAACATCATAAAACCAGTACCACCTTCTAACACTTCAGCTGGTTCATCTAATTGTATTCTATCTGTACCAGGCACAGGATTAAATACATAGTCTCCAACAAAGTTATCTAAGTTCTGAGGATCTTCATCAGCTTTACCTTGATCTACAGCAGCTTTAATTTTTTCCCAAGCAATACATTTCTTAGGATAAGGTGCACATAGTATATCATATTGCTGTGGTTGTTGTTCATGATCCATTAATGCCATCATAGAGATAACATCTCTTGCATCAAAACCAATATCACTATCAATAAATATCATATGTGTACTATCACTTCTCATAAACTCGTCACAGCAATAGTTACGAGCTCTTGTAATCAAACTTTCATTAAACAAATAATAAAACTTTACTTCTATTCCATAATGCATACACAATGCAGCTAAGTCATTAGTACTTCTTGTATACATACCATGACATTGCCCACCATACATAGGAGTAGCTACAAATAGTTTTCTCTTCTTCAGTTCGTCAATCTCAATCTTAATTTCCATTACTATCTCCTTCAGTAAAATGTGCTAACAGTACAATATAATGAACAGCTTTCAATAGATCTTTTCTATTATGACCACCCTTCTTACCATACCTCATTAAATATTTTATAGCAGTATCTCTACAAGTTGTATCAATACTACCTAAAGTTTCCCATACATCAATAGTCTGTACTTCTTTCTTACCAACATAATGTTGATCATAAGTACCTTTGATATACTTCTCTACTTCTTTTATAAACTTATCTTCATTAAATCTCATTAATGACCTACCGGTTGTATATTAAATTGGTAATCACCATCATACATACCTTCTGTTTCAGCTTCAATGTATATGAACTGAGCTACACGAGCACCCTTTTGTACTCTTGCATTACCAGAGCCAATATGCATTACACCTCCAACAAAGTTTTGGAAGCCACTATCGTATAGTCCTGATGTGATTGTAATACCATTACGGTTTAGAGTTGATCTAGGTATTAGCCATCCAGCAAAGCCTTCAGGTATATTAACAAAATGAGATGTATCAAATTGATACTTCTTACCAGCTTCTAATAACCACTCTCCTGTACTATCAGGAAAGATTTCTTTTGTATTTTTTCTATGTTGCTTTTTTTCTATACCAATATAGAACTCATCATTACCTATTTCCCACACTTTTTCAATACATAAATCTACAGCATTAGGTTGTATGTTATCATCAGGTAAGTTAGAAATGTTCGTCGTCAATCCAATATTCTTCAGCATCACCACTCTCACATAATTTATTAATAAATTTTAAATTGTTAGTTATTTTATCTTCACTCTTAACGTCCTCTAGTTTAAAGTTGAAGTCAACTTCTTTCTCATACTTACCACTAATAACACCAGTTGGGCTATCATCAAATACAATATCATTAGCACCATACCAACAAGCAGCACTACTGTCCCAAGTATTAATATACTGACCATAACCAGTATCGAATAAAAGTTCAATTTCATTTGGCCCATCCAACATTCCTAAGAAGTGTATCTTCTTACCATTATCTAGTATATCAGTAAGTACACCTCTCATATCTAAATCACGAATGAACTTCATTCTCGAAAGATATCTTTGTAACTTATTATTTTTTTCTACACCATAAGCATTAGGTATATTAAGTATACTAAAACCAATATAATCTACTAAAGGACTATTAGCTGCCCAACTAAAACCATTAATAAGATCATCTATGTCACCTATCTTAGATTGAGGACAGAAGAATGTACCAAAGCCAGCTTGTTTAAACACAGGTGCTATTTCTTTAGCAGCACTTATAGTTACTTCACCAACTTGATCTGGATAGTCTGACATCACTATATAATCTGCTTTAACTCTTTCACCCATCTCTAATAACTTTTCAGTAGGATACATAGGTTTGTTTTGTTTATACATTTCAAATGCAGAGTTATCTAATATCTTTACACCATCATATGCTTCATACCAATCAGCATATCTTCCATCACTCTCTACTAAATGAGCTAGCATTAAATGACTATTATATTTGCCTGCATACTTCTCAAGAAAGTCTGTTGGCATTATATGACAAAATTCCATTAATTAATTATTCCTTTTGTATCAATATCATAATTACAGACAGCACCATTCTCTCCATCTTCACTTACTGTTATAGTAAATGTTCTATTAGGATATTTTTTATAAATATATTCTGATAAATCATCTGACATCATTTCACAAGACTTATGATTTAATTCTAAAGTACCTTCATCATATAGTCCTTCAAGTTCTCTTTTCAATAAAATAAATTCTATATCTCTATCATCATGAAAGACATCTATCTCTACTTTAAAATGAAACATATGTCTATGAGGATATTGTAAAAACTCTACACCTTTAGGTGCACCAGGGTATTGATGTATACCTTCTTTCTGCCATGTTACAAATATTCTTTTATGCATCACTGCATTCTTGCTAGGTTTAAGAATTCTTTTCTAGTCTCTGAGATATCATCACCAAATACACCACCAACAGATAGTGTAACAGTACGACTATTCTGATCTTCAATACCTCTACTCTTTACACAAAAGTGTTGAGCATCTACATAGACTGCTACATCTTCAGTCTGTGCAACAAATTGTATAGTAGCTCTAATCTGTTCTGTTAATCTTTCTTGTACTTGAGGTCTCTTTGCAAAGAACTGTACAATTCTATTCAGCTTTGATATACCTAAAACTTTCTTATTAGGAATATAAGCTATATGACAGAACCCATCAATAACAACAAAGTGATGCTCGCAGTTAGATTGAACATTTATATTCTTCTCTAATACAAATGAACCATTCCTTCCCATCTTATTATCTATTTGCGTACACTTAGGAAAGTTACCATAATCTAATCCATAAAATATTTCATTAACATACATCTTAGCTACACGTTTAGGAGTATCTTCTAATGAGTCATCAGATAAATCAAGACCTAATGTTTCCATTATTTTCTCAAAGTGATCCTCTATCAATGATAGCTTCTGCTTATTCAGCATCTTCACGTTAGGAGTCATAGGTGTTTCGAGACCTAATGATTTTAGATGATCATGTACTTCCCAACCTAGTACACTATCAGTTTTTGCTTTTTCTAGGGCCATTATGCTTCCTTTGTGTGTTTAAAATAAAATGATGTAACTTCTTTTGCTTTCTTCTGTATATAATTTGCTGCATCAACAAATAAATAAAGGTGTTCTACTAAATTATTTTCACCTTTGACTACCACTTTACCAATCATCATACCTTCAGGTATATTATAATCTTGTTTATTATCATTAATGGATTTAACTCTTGCATGAGCAAGACCTTGGTCCATTACTTGACCTCTCTTAATACAATGGTTAATATATTGAGCACGACTTACTATACCGTGCTTTCTAATATTATGTACTAATAAATCAACTTGAGTCTTTGCCATTCACATTCTCCTTTTCATTTATTTATTTGCTTTCCCATGGAAAGACAACCCACTTATTGTTATCCAATATTACTGGACTAAAGTCAACAGTATATTTACTTGTTTTTCTTTGTATCAATGATACAGTTTTAATTCTATTTTGCATAGGACCTTGTCCTAAATCATTACTTTTCCAATGTTCCATTATATCATAAAATGTTTTACCAGAATCATTAATGTCATCTACTAATAATATATTTTTTGTATGTGACATACCAGGTGGTCTATAAGGTAATGTCCATGTAGTTTTATCATGACCAAAATCAGATATATCTCTAGTCTGATAATGTATTGGAAAATGGGGTACATCTAATAGATGGGATAAGTAAACACCTGCTACTAATCCTCCTCTATTAATAGAGACAATCATATCAGGTTCCCAAGGTTGTTCGTCATACTTGGTATACCCGTCACGTTTACCCTTTAACCACTGTGCTATCTTTTTTATATCTTTAGTAAAGTCCGTGTACTTATATGTATGTGTCTTAGTATCAATAGTTTCATTCAAATTCACCATCTTCTCTATGCCCCACTTTCATAGCCATGTTACTGTCAGTTTCTCTAACTTCAACTTTACAACACCAGATACGTGCTGCTTCTTCCTTACCATAGTTTGGTAAGAATATAGTATTAATGTATTCATACAACCATGTAGCAAGACCTTCACAACCAGTCTTTTCTACTTCTGTTATTTTAGCAAGTCCGGATTTACCAAGAGCTATAAGTTCATCTCTCTGTGGGTCATCATCAGCTACCAATAGTGTATGATCAAACCAGTCCTCAAGATTCTGTTTTAAAGGTCTTAGACCACCAAAGTCCATAACCCAATTACGAGCATCTAAAGTTTCAGCTTCAAATTCAAAATGAAATGATAGAGCATAACCATGTATAAGATTACAATGAGAATCAGCTCTCCATTGTCTATAAGCTACAGGACCTAAATGTTTATATGTTTTTGTAGAAATATATTTTGCCATATCAAACTCCTGTAAGTTTTCTAATGTTATTACTTTTACCTTCTCTTGCTACTTCATCATATGTTCTTTGATCTTCAAATCTATAATTAGATGATATAGATATACGAAT